CCACGGCGTTTCCCATGACCCGGGCGTTTCCCGTGACCCGGGCGTTTCCCGTGACCACGGCGTTTCCCATGACCCGGGCGTTTTCAGTGACCCAGGCGTTTTCCGTGACCCAGGCGTTTCCGTCATGTGCAAGGTTGCTTTCCTTTTCAACCCATCCGCCCAGGTCGCCAGCGGTCACATCAGAAAAAGAGATCAGTGCCCTAATTCGGTACAGGGTTTTTCCGAAAATCACCTTGGTTTCCGTGGTCAGTTCAAACTTCTTCATGCTTTTCCTCCTTCAGAATCTTGTCAAAGGCCAGCAGGGCGAAACCATGCAAGCGGCAGATATGTCGGTAAGAATACCCCATTTCCGCCCCGATCCATTTCAGTTCCTCGCCCAGGATGTACTTTCTGTGTAGTACCTTGAAATGATTTTCATTTTCCAGTTTTTCCAGCAGCACCTTGATGTCCTGTTCCAGTGCGTCATGCTTCAGGCGGTACCGTTCCTTCCTGTCCTTCATGTCCGCAATCTTCGTGGCGGCGTTTCCTACCTTGTCCCCAGGCCCTCCACCTGACACCACCACATCCTTCATCTGTGCGGTGATCTGTGTGCCCTTGCAGTATTCCGCATGGATTTCTGTTTCCAGGGCGTCAATGTAGGCTTTATATCTTGCTAACTGCTGCAAATACGCTTTGGCGTCAATCATTTCACCACCCCTTGCAATCGGTAGTTCTTCCTGATGTCATGGTCAAGGCTGATGCAATACCCGCCTGCGTTGGTCAACTGGAAGATGCGCCCTCCCAGGGCCTGATCCACATCCAGCAGTTCATCAATCGTCTTTTCGCTGCTGATGATGGTCACAGCACCCGGCAGATTGTACCTGTAATTGATGATTTCAAACGTCCGGCGAATGTCTGCCCCGGATGGCATCATCACCCGGCCATCGCTCCCCCTGACAGGCTTGAAAAGGTCATCTATGTAAAGCACATCCGCATTCTTGTATGTGTTCATCAGGTCTTCAAAGGCGTCTGCATCCGTCACGGCGTTTTTGATGCGGTCAATGTCATCCAGCCACATCATGTAGCGGACATTTTTCGCCTGCCTGATGTAATGGATGGCAATGGCTGTGCAGATATGGCTTTTCCCTGCCCCCGACTGCCCACCGATGTAAAACCAGTTATGGCTATCATCTGCAACGAAGCGCAGGGCCGTTTCCTTGATGTCCTTCTGCCATTCCTGCGGCGTTTCGTACTTGTCAAAGGTGCAGGTATGCACCACATCCCCCAGGCCGGATTTCTCCAACCGCTTCAGTGCATTGCGTACCCTCATGCACTTGCAGGGCTTCAGTATCATGGAGTAGTACCCAAACATTTCGTTCTGTTCCACTTCCCCGATGTACCCCTTGTTGCTGCATATATCGCAGTTCCATCCATCCTTTTCGTGCAGGCTTCCCTTGCTGGCGTTGTACAGTGCTGTTCTTTCCTGTTCGTACGCTTCCTGTGACCTGGGCGTGTCAGTAGCGTTTGCCCAGTCCGGCAGGGATGCCATCACTTCCTTCACGCTTTCCATTCTGTACACCGTCCTTTGCATTCAAGTAACTTTCAAACTTCGTCCCGAATAGCGTTTCCGGGCGTAGGAATTTCTCGTATTCCGTACCCATCCACTCCCGGCACTTCTTGTCAATCACCACCTGGAAGTCTTCCAGTGTGAAACCTTCCGCCTTCCTTGCGTGGATCAGGCTCTTTGTCTTCCCTGTGGTTGGCTTGTACCTTGTCCCCGCTTTTTCGTTCAGGTAGGCGATGACCTCCGTGTATATAGGTTCTTCTTCTCTTTCTTCTAAACTATCCTTACCTAACCTTACCTGGGTATCCATCTGGTATACCGTTGGTATACCGTTGGTATCCACGCTGGATGCATCTTGTATACATTTTGTATCCATTCGATTGTCGCAAGGAATCGCAAGGGTATACGCCCGGTTATCCTTCTCATTCAGCAGGGCTTTTTCTTCCTGATATACCGTTGCCTTGTACCTATCAACCCGGAGGTAATTGTGAATCTTCCAGTGCTTAATAACCACGATTCCCGATTCAAAAGGAATGATGAAATTCTTTGCAATCAGGAGTTTCAGATCATCATCACTGGCGCCAACCATCCGCTGAATCTTTTTCGGATTATTGATAAACCCGTCATCATCCGCCCTCATAGACAGATGGAAGTACAGGCTTTGCGTTGACAGCGGCATATCCAGGAATGCATCACTGTCAATGATGGTCTTTGCGAACATCCTTCTTTCTGCCACGCCAATCACCTCCATGTGCTTTCAAGTGGCATGGCCTACAAAGTGTAATGCCGTTGCTCACCTCATAGCGTAATAGTTTGTTGTCCTTCCACGGCTTGATATGATGGGCCTGAATGTCTTTCTTGCATCCGCATTCCTGACACATGAATCCATCACGCTGCATTACCGCCATTCTCCAATCTCTGTATTGCGGGGAGTTTCTGTCACGCCTATCAATCCAGATTTTGTGGACTTCGATGCTGAACACATTTCGGGTGATGAATCCGTATTCATCAAGAATTTTCAGTTTTTCCCCAATGCGTTCATCATTCAGGGCGATTTCCATTACTTCATCTGTCAGTTCAATCTTGCCGATGGTGTAAATGCCCTTTTTGCTGATCTGGTATGCTGTACAAAGCAAGTGGAGATAAATCAGAATGAGATTATCACCGCCCATCCACTGGAAAGAACGAAGCATTTTGACCTCCGGCAGGTCAAAGAAATCAACAGGGAATTTAATATAATCCGCCACTTTATCAACCCCCTTCCTCTACCCTGAACAGTTCAGAAATATCGTTCATCGGGCGCACTTTCTGCATCTGCACCCTGCCTTCTTCCAGCGCATGGCCGTTTTCCGTCAGGTGCCTGCGCAGCATACTGTACGCCTTGCGGCGGGTAGGGGCGATCACCCACGCCCCCACACCGTCCGCCATCACGCATTGCCACAAGTAGGTCATCCGAAAAACCCTCCCCAGTACAAAAGCACCGTCAGTATACCGACCTCAAACACTTCAGAAAAGAAATCCACCTTATGGCTCGTTTCTATCCCGTGCATCAGCATACATATCAGCAGGTACACCACCGCAATCACAACGTAAATCACCTGTGGTACGCCCATGCTTTTCACCTCACTTTGTTTTGTGACAGGGACGCTTTTCCTTGCATTCTCCACGCTTGCACGGTGCGCCCCAGTCCTTTGTGACTTCCGGCAATTCCTCCTGGATGATTTTCAGCATCCTCTGTGCCATGTCCCGGATTTCCCACTGGGCACGATTACAGCACCGCAGGGACAGAATGTTCTTCATCTCCCGCAGGTTTGCGGTCATCAGCAAGCGGGTGCAGGTGGCATTCGGCAGGGCGTATCGGGCATCTTCACCGGGGATGCCGTGCTTCCGTGCCGTGGCGTAAAATTCCCGGATGTGTGCCATTGCCTGGTCATACGCCTTTTTGACTTCCGGCACCGCATCAATGCTGGGCGGCGTGATATACTCAAAGCAGTGCATATCCACATAACGCTGGCTTTCCACGGAATAACTGACCAGCCTGTGCCGGGTCAACTGTGCAAGCAACGCACGGCTCACACCGTCAATCCTGAAGGTGAAGTTGATGTGCTCCAGCAGGCTGTCATGACCGCTTTCCAGGGCCACCTTTGCGCCCTTTCCCGTGGGGCCTTGTCCAACACAGATGCCAGCGGCTTCCTCAATGGTGTACATTGGCGGCTGATAGTCATTCGGGCGAATCGGCCTTGCTACCAGTTTAATATCCATTATTGTAAATCTTCCTTTCGGTTCGTTGCGCATTGCGTTTCTGTTTCTCTTTTTCGATGTGTTTCACCGCAGATGCACCGTCTGCCCCGGTCAGTTCCAGAAACCAGTCAGACAGGAAAAACCGCTTTGCTTCCTGGTACAGTGGCGTGTTTTCCTTGTTTTGCATCATATCCAATCGTGCCCTGTTGACAATGGCGTTTACCAGGTTGATGTATCCCTGTTCGCAAATCTCCATCCGCACAGGGTCAGGTTTCTTTTCCGGCTTCTTTTTAGGCGGTGGAGGGGCTTTCCTGTGCTTGCATCCGCAATCCCGGCGTGTCCCTTTCAGCAGGGCGTGTCGGGTCACAGCCATTTCCCTTCCGCAAACACACCGACAAAGATATTGCACATCCCACTGCCCCTGATTGATGGCCTTCCCCAGCACCCGCAGGGCACCAAACTTCCGCCCTGTCAGGTCTTTTGCAGTCCTTTTGCCCATCTTATACCTCTTTCACTCGCAGTCCGTGCCTTTCCAGCATCAACTTCCGCTTGATGGTGAACAGGGCGTATGCAATGCCTTTTCGGTATCCCTTGACATCCTCCACCACTGTTTCCCCATCCTGTTCGTATACAAAATCCGCAATGTAGGTGGCGGCTCTTTCCACCACCTTGCCATTGATCCGCTGGGAGGGAATCAGCGTGTACCGTACCTGCCTTTTCAGGCCCCGGATTTCCCCGGCCTGCTCCATCTGACGCAGCAGGCAGTACCGCTGATATTCCTTCCGGCTGTCAAATACCATCCCGTCCACGGTGATTTTCCGTGCGTGGTACTTATTCTTCATGGCCAACCACTTCCGTAATGATTCGGGCGATTTCCCGCAGCGCACGGATGATTTGTTCCGTGCTGATTTCTTTCTTGTCAGCAGGGATGAAATATTCTTCCATGCTCACCTGACCGGGGTATTCCGGCAGCACATCCACCGCCTTCTTCCCGTTCTTCCGCAAACCCACATCAGAGGGATATGCAGGGCGAACATAGTTGCCGAAATCATCGTAGCAGTCCTTCCGCACCCGATTCACCGTGTCTTTTCCCCAGCCCGAAATCATCACAATATCCCTTGTCTTCATCCCGGCTTCCAGCATCATCCTGATCTTGCGAACATCCTCGCCTTTTACCTTTTTACCCATGCAATTCCCTCACTTTCTGATTATTCTGATATTTCAGCCCGGTTAGAAGGGCAAATCTTCCTCGTTGTCAACCACCGTGAACGGCATTCCCATACCATCCAGCACGGCCTGTTCTTCCTTTGGCAGGGGCTTGTCCTGCTTCACAAAGGCACTGTCATCCGCATCACCAGCAGGCTGTCCAGCGTCTTTCCCGCCGCAGAAATGCACGTTGTCCACCTGCACTTCCCATACCCGGCGATTGTCCCCGGCCTGCGTCTGGTAGGATCGGCTTTCCATCCGGCCCTGCACCGCAATCCATGCACCCTTCTTGAAGTGCTTGCCCACAAATTCAGCAGTGCCACGCCATGCCACGCAGTCGAAGAAATCCGTTTCCTTCTTGCCACCCTGGGCAAAACTGCGATCCACCGCTACCGTGAAATTGCTAACCGCCACACCGTTCTGCGTGGCCTTCTGTGAAGGGTCTCTCACCAACCGACCGGAAATGATGATGTTATTAAGCATTTTTGTTTCCTTCCTTTCTTGCTGCAAAGGCAGCGTCCTGCCATACGAAAACCCGCTTTCCCGTGTCCAGGTTCTTGATGGACAGGGCAACGATTCTCTTGTTTTCAATCACGATTTTTTCTACACCGAAATGGTCATAGCACTGCCACTTGGCCCCATTGGGCTTCAGGGCGTTGCAGTTCTCCGCTTTAATCCAAATGAACGGTGCTGTGTACAGTTCCCGTCCAATGCCCCAGTTGAAGCACGCACGCTTGAAACTGTCCGATGCCAGGCCCTTTTCCTGTTCCGTATTGCTTTCCGTCCCCGTGTCCTCTTTTTCCACCCATTGCTGTCTGTCATCGTCCCAGATGGAAACAACGCAGTTTGCATTGTCCCGGCAGTGCCTACGCATCCACCGCATAGGCGTCACTGTTTCGTCCAGGATGGTCTGATCCACACGGGCATCCTTGTACAGCAGCAGGGAAACGCCTTTCTCCTTTGCCTGGGCTACACGGCATTCGATTTCATCCGCTTTCAGATCACGGAACATATAGTTCACAGCGATACCTCCTTACTTGATTTGCAGATTGTTCTTGTCCACCAGCACGGCACCGGGCACCGTTTCCCCGGATTCCCGCATCCACTTCTTCATGTTTTCACGGCTCACGCTGGGGGCAGGGCAGGTCAGCAGGTCAAAGTGGTTATTGCCCATGCACCATGCCACAGCACTGTCCTCGCTATAGACTTCCAGTTTCTGCGACTTCCTGTAACTGATGGCCACCTTCGCAGTGTTCAGTTTCTCGCCTTGCAGGGCCTCCGCCAGCCATTTTTCAAGGCTTTCCGCCTTGTCCTTCGCCTTCTTTTCCCTGGCTTCCAGGGCTTTCTTTTCGGCGTTCAATGCAGCGGCTTCCGCCTTCAGGTTCTTAATCCAGCACGCCACATTTTCCAGTTTCTTTTCACGCTCCATGGACAGTGCATCCAGCAGTTCAGCGTCCAGGATTTCCCCTGTTTCCGCATCCAGACATCCCATGATTGCCTGGTCGATTTCGTAAAGACTCATCATTTCGTTTTTTACTCCTTCACTTTGAGATTGCAGCAGTCGTTTTTGTTGTGGTTCACCGCTTCTTTCCAGTACAGGAAATGTTCGTCCACATCCTCGCAAACGCTCACTTGGTCAAACCCTGTGATTCTTGCCAGGTATTCGATTTTCTTTTCCAGCGGAAGGTGTTCATACCCGGCGTGCTTCACTGTGTATTCGCTGTAATCCAGCGGCAGCCACTTCTTGATCCAGTGGTTCACCCGCAGGAATTCCACAATGATTTTGTTGCATCTGATACTGTTCAGGCGGTCAAAATCCACAAACTGCGGAACATACGGGGATAACCTCACGGCTGTGTCAAACCCTGCTTCCTTCAGCGTTTCAATGGCCTTGATACGCCTTTCCGTGCATACCGCCTTTTCCGCTGGAATCCAGGTGGTGCTGACTTGGATGTGTGCCAAATCCCTGTCCAGAATGTTCATGTATTCACAAATCAGGTCAGACTTTGTGACAATCAGGTACCCGATGCCATGCTTGTTCAGTAACTTGATGGCTTCCCGTGTCACCTGCGCCTTTTCTTCCAGCGGTTGGAAGCAGTCTGTCATACCTCCCAGGCGTATGATGGTCCCCGGAGGGATTTTTTCAATCCGCCTTTCCACCTTTCGGATGTCTGCCACCGCAGGTTCCTTTGCATCCCACAGCCCCCTGAAATCCAGCAGGGATTTTGCGTAGCAGTAGGAACAGTCATGCTGGCATCCGCACCCGTACAAATCCAGCCTGGTATTGTACTTGCACTTCCCTCCTTCGTTTCCGCCAACCGTTTTGTAAAAACTCTTGAATTCCCTCATCTTTCCGACCCCTTTCGTTTTGTTGGGGTCGAATCGGTGCTGTCATTCCGGGTTAGGTGCGTTCACATATATCCACGATGTGTTCGCAAAGGGCTGGTGGAATCATGCTCCTTTCCTTGCTGCCCTTTAATCCTTGTGTTCCCGTCCTGCTCCCCCTGGGTGCTGCTACATGGCACGGGTCACCGCTTTTGCACATGGGTCTGAAGGCAGGGCACGGATGGTTTGTCCAAATATCCGTTGGCTTTTGCCTTGTGTCCCCATATTGGCAATAGGTCACTGTATATCGTGGCAAGCCTTGCATCCAGGTCATTTTCCGCATCCCACCACGGGGATTTTCAATAAACCAGTATTTCGGCTTCAGTTCCCGTATCAGTTCCAGGGCGTGTTGGTCAACCTTGTCGCAGAATTTTGCGTATTCGCTCACCGGGTCAAGGTTGCCAGTTTCGGGATTTTTCCGTCTGTGGTGGCTGATTGCTGCCACAGAAAATGTGGTGCAGTCAGGGCTTGCCCATATCACATCAGGTCTTCCGAATTTACGGATGATTTCATCCGCAGAAATCGCCCAGCACATCAGCATACAAGGCGATGCCTTCAAATTGCCTGTTCCAGTCTACGGAAAAGACCTCATGGCCTTTTGCTTCAAACGCTTTCCCGATGCTCCGTGTGCCTGCGAAAAGTTCCAATACCTTCATGCTTGCGTCCTCTCCCCTTTTTTATGGGGTCAAGATGCAGCCTGTCATTCCGGGTTATTCATAGGGAACATGGATATAATCCAGCACATCCCGCAGGCCCAGGCCGCCTTCATCCACAGGCTTCATGCAGAATTCCCATTGCCGTGGGTGCGTCTGCTTCATCCGCTGGAAACGGTTTGGCTCTTTTTCCAGGTGGCATCCGAACATACAGAACATACAGCCTGTCCGATTGCAGCCGGTGGTTGTCAACCGGTCTTCCGGCTCGTAGTCCCCCAGGTAATCAATCAGGTTGATCTGACCGTCAATTTCCGTCTTGTCATCAACCTTGATTTCCCCGTATACCGGGCAATACGGCACATCGTACTGTTTGATGTAGTGCAGAATATCCTGTTCCGTCCAGAAGGACAGCGGTCTTGACAACTGCTTACCTTCAAACATATTACAACCGTATCGCATCCACGATTGCCGCCTGAAGCGTGATTCTGCTGCCATTGTGCCGATGATGCCTTTCCGGTTTGTTTCCTTGGCGTACTTTTTGATGGGTTTTTTCTTCATCACATCGCAGCATTTGTCAGATGTTTCAAATGGTGCGTCAAGAAGAAATCCCCACTTCGGAGAGTTGAATTCACTCAACTTCCCATCCGGCCTTTTATACTCACCACGCAAACGCTGTGTACGCATGGTTCGTAGCTTCTCGCTCTTGCTGTGGCGTGCTTCTCTGACATAGCCTGCCACTTCCTTTGACGCAACCGGGTATCCGTACTTGCGGACAACTTCGACAAACCGCATTTCGGGGCGTAACATCACCACATCAGGATTGAAGCAGTCATACTTCCCGGCCTTGACCTCTCGCACGAATCTCTGGATTTCCGGGTATTCCAGGCCAGTGTTCACGAACACCGCAGGGATGTCATCGTACATACTGTCCACAATGTGCTTCAGCACCGTGCTGTCTTTGCCACCGCTGAAGGATACATACACATCCCCATTCCAGTAGTCCACCCAGTCCTGAATCCTGCGCTTTGTCATGATGATCTTTGCTTCCAGCGGCAGCGATTGCATCTGTCGCAAATCATCCGCATTGTGCTTCATCACCTGTACCACTCCAATTCATCCACCCGCTTGTACTTGCGGCCCATGCAGTCTTCGCAGATTACGGTGCCGTCCAGGTCGTAGGCGTAATCGTCTTCAATCCTGTGTCCGCATTCCTCGCAGATCGGCAACCGTTCCCGCAGTTTTTCCTGCTCCTGTTCGTACTGTGCGTACATATCGTACATATCGGGGATCCCTATCATTGTGTTTCTCCTCCTTGTCAGCGTGTGCGTTCCAGTTTGATGACCTCTTTCAGCAGGTCTTCCGCTGCCCTGTGCAGTTCCCGCATCCTTCGTGCCCGTTCTTCACCAGAAAGTTCCGGGCGGTACACCCGCACAATGGCTTCTTCCGTGTTCTTTGCATACACCTCATGGTATGTATGTTGATTTTTCATCTGACCGCCCCCTTTCTACACTCTATTGCGGTCACAGGATGTCCTATCACAGCAGCAGTGTCCAGGCGAACATTGCGATGCCCAGCAGGGCAAAGAACAGTGCACCGCCAATCAGTTCCTTCACCGCAAACCCGATGCCCTCACGGTGTGCCCACATCGCCTTGCAGCCTGCACATACCATGTCCAGCACACAGACCACCAGCAACGCCACCGCACCCAGCAGGGTCAGTGGTATGGCCACCCATAGGGGCCTTTGTTTGCGCACTCCCGTCCGCCCGGCTTCCTTGTATACGGTCATGGTTTTTCTCCTTCCGTTGCCAATTACTCTTAAAGCGTAATCGAAGAGTAAAAAAATTATCGGCTCCATTCGATGTTGTCCACACAAACGCCCAAAGCGTTGCAAATGGGTTCGATCAGGTTTGTCCGGGGATGGGTAGTTCCGTTTTCCCACGAAACAACGGTCTTCTTTGATACGCCCAGCACTGATGCAAATTCCTCTTGGGTGAGATTGCGATTGACCCGTGCAGCCTTCAAAGATATTCTCATATACCTTTCACCTCCTTTCAAAATCGCTTAAAGCGTTTTGTTCACCTCTATAATACTCTCTTAGAATAATTTTGTCAACCCCTAAAGAGTAAAAATTTTCGTTTTTTGTTGACTTAATTACTCTTTGGGTGTAATATATAGGTAGAAAGGGGGTGACGATATGTCTGCAATCGGTAACAAAGAAATCATGGCTAAAAATCTTCGCTTCTATATAGAGAGAAGTGGAAAAGAAAGAAAGGAATTAGCAAAAGCCTGGGGGTTCCCGTATTCAACGGTTTCCGAATGGCTAACTGGCAAAAAATATCCGAGAATTGATCGAATTGAAATCATGGCAGATTACTTCGGCATTCAGAAATCTGACCTGATCGAGGAACACACGGAGGATACAATAGAAAAATCCGCCTTCTTGGGCGGATTGACGGCGAATCAAAAGGCACTCATTGACTTTGCCCAGTCTGTGCCTGATGACAAGGCGGAGATGATTCTTCGAGTAATGAAGTCAATTCTGGAAGTCGATCGATGAGGATGTCTGCTTGCTCACTTGTGAGGGATAAGACGAAGTTTAGTAGTTCAGTTTTCATGCTTGCTATACTCCTTTGCTGCCATGGATTAAGGGAACATTCGTTCTTGTAGTGATAATACACGATTTTTCAAATAATTGCAATAGAAATGTCCCGCCATTTCCTGCGATGTCCCGTGATGTCCCACTGATGTCCAGCGGTGTCCCGTGATGTCCCGAAATGTCCTGCTATGGCCAGCGTTTCCGCAGATTTCTGAATCAAAAATGCGGGAGTGGCGCAGCACCACCCGATCCACCCCCGCTGTCCCGGAATGACAGGCCGATCTTCGACCCACCTGAAGCATAAATCAAGCAAGAAAATTCTGCAATCAGAAGATACGGGGCTTCGTTCCCTTTAATGCAATAAAGCGTTCATTTTGCCGAATTTCCATGTTTTTTCTTTTGATACTGCGTTTCTTTAACTAAATGAGAGGATTTTTCATCATGAAATACGAAAAATGTTTGACTTGTGACCAGCTTGGGAAAACCTGTGACGGGCCAAATTTTCTGTCAATGAATGCAGCGGAATTGGGCTTGTGGTGCAATGAACGGCGGAAGCATCTGCGCCCCGTTCCCACCTATGACGAAATTGTGCAACAAACAGGGCTGTCAAAAAGCACCGTGCATGGTTTCCTCAATGGCACCCATGCTGACTATCGCCTGGAAACCGCAAGGCCCATCGTGGAAGCAATCATCGGCGGGAATTGGGATGATAACCCATGCGGTAACCTGTCCAACAGTGAAAAGGCACAGTATGAGGAAACCGTCCGGCAGTTGCAGAAAGAAATCGTATGGCATGATGAGAAAATCAAAATGCTCACGCATGAAATGGAAACGATGGAAAAAGCCCATGCTGCTGATGTAGCACACCTGGAAAAGGCACAATACAACACGGAAAAGGTTGCCCGTCAGCGTAGAATCGGCCTTGTATCCGTTTCCGTTGTCCTGGCCCTGACCTTGATGCTGATTATTGCTGCCCTGGTGATTGATAACCTCAATCCCGATATTGGTTTCTTCTGGCTGGATGGCTGGCTGAAACCGAATGGCGTTACAGATTTGTTTGATAATTGGAGGACATAACATACAAAGAGAGGGAGAAAGAAATGTACAAACAACCAAACCTAAACCTAACACCAGAAGAAGTGCTGGACTATTTAAGAAAGTCACAGTCAGACGATCCGGCACTGACCGTGGAAGAAGTCCTTGCAAAGCATGAATCCATGCTGGACGATTGGGCTATAAACAACCTTGGCGGCGTTGTCCCTGAGGAAAACAAATTCCGGGAAGTTGTATCCGGCGGCGAAAGTTTGAGCGAAAGACCCGAAATTTGCAAAGTGCTTCGCCTGATCGAATCGCCCAAATACAAGGCAATCAAAATCGTTGAGCCACAGCGTCTTACCCGTGGTGACCTGGAAGACATCGGGCGTATCATGAAACTGCTGAAACTGACGAACACCCTCGTCATCACCCTGGCCCGTGTGTATGATTTGCGTGATGAATATGACTGGGATGCTTTTGAACGGGAATTAAAGCGGGGAAATGAGTACCTTACCTACTATAAGAAGATACAAAAAAGAGGACGTGAACAGTCAGTCGCCCAGGGCAATTATATTGCTTCCATCGCTCCGTATGGATACGAAAAAATCTTTGTCCGGGAAGGCAAAAGAAAGTGCCCGACCTTAAGGCCCATCCCTGAAGAAGCAGAAGTCGTGCAAATGGTTTTTGATATGTATGTCAATAAAGACATGGGGCGTGTGAACATCGCCAAACGCTTGAATGAACTCGGCATAAAACCAATGAACGGCGGATTATGGCAACAAGACACCATCAAATCAATGCTTGAAAATGTCCACTACATCGGCAAGGTTAAGTGGAATCACCGCAAAACTGTGTGGGTTGTTGAAGATGGTGAAATCAGGAGAACAGCACCAGTTTCTAAAATTGGCGAATATCTGATCTATGACGGAAAACACCCTGCCATTATTTCCGATGAATTGTTCCAGGCTGCAAGAGAAAAACAGGGCAGAAACCATCGTGCAAAGCCTACCACGAAGGTACGCAATCCCCTTGCTGGGTTGGTGTTCTGTCAGTGTGGTCGAGCAATGTCCCTGCGAACATACAAAAAACCCGATGGTTCCATGCGTAGCCCTGCCCGTTTGCTTTGCGACAACCAGGCATATTGCAAAACATCCTCCTGCCTGTATGAAGAAATGATTGAGCGTGTAATCGCTGCGCTGGAACAATGTATCATGGACTTTGAAATCCGCATACAGAATGATGATGGCGATTCTGCCAAACTCCACGCCAGTCTGATTAAACGCCTGGAAGCCAAACGGGATGAACTGAACGCAAAGGAATTGGCGCAATGGGAAGCCCAGGCCGACCCTGATCCATCAAAGCGGATGCCAGACCATGTATTCAAAGCGCTGAACGAAAAACTGCTGAAGGAAAAGGAAGAAGTGAAGCAGGCCCTTTGCAAGGCTTACGAATCCATGCCGGAACCTGTTGACTATGAAGAACGGCTTCTCCGCTTCCGGGATGCGCTGAATACCCTGAAAGACCCAGAAGCACCTGCGGAAAAGAAAAACAAACTTCTAAAGGCGTGCATCGAGCGCATAGACTATAAAAGGGAAAAAGCGGTCAGGACAAAAAGCAAGCGAACACATTACTATGACAAGGCAACAAAGACAACAAAGCACAAATCACCGCTAAACACCGGGGCAAACTGGGACACAAAACCAATGGAACTTGACATCAAACTTCGGGTGTAAGAAGTTACAAATTTTTTTGTTCCGATTGTCTCCATCAGTAGTGTGGTAGTTC